CTATAAGAAAGATATTACGTTCTATCTATTAGGACCAGTTGGTGATAAAGTTGAACAATGGACTTTAAAAGGAGCATTTATCAGTTCAGCAAACTTCGGTGAGTTGGATTGGGCTTCAAACGACCCATTATCAATTGAATTGACTTTGGCTTACGACTACGCTATTTTAGAGTACTAATATTTGACTGGAAATATATAGAAAAGGGGATGCAGAAATGTTATCCCCTTTTTATTTTTTTAAAAAGTTAATATATATTAGTAAACAATATTAAGTTATATTATGGAAGAGCAAATCGAAAAACAAGTTACAAGAGGGTTAGCACCACAAACTGCACCGCAGTATTCAGCACCCAAATCTTATCCTTTCCCAACGGAAATTATCAGTTTACCATCAAAAGGATTAGTATATCCTGAAAGTAATGCCCTATCAAAAGGTGAGGTTACTGTTAAATTAATGACTGCAAGAGAAGAAGATATTCTTACTTCAGCGGCATTGATTCGTAAAGGTATTCAATTGGATAAATTATTAGAATCTATTGTAGTTGAACCAGGCGTTAATATCAATGATTTAGTTATTGGTGATAAAAACGCTATTTTGGTTACATCTAGAATTTTAGCATTTGGACCGGAATACGCAGCAAAGATAACTGACCCATTTGATAGAGAAGAAGTTGATATTACTATTGACTTATCTAATATTAAAATTAAAGAAGTTGATGAAAGTATTTTAAATAGAGATAATGAATATGATTTCTTTTTACCTATATCAAAGACCAATATCAAATTTAAATTAATAACTCATGGAGATGAGATGATTATTAATAAAGATATTGAAGCAAGCCAAAAGGCTCTAAAAACTTCAAATGAAATCACAACTAGATACAGAAGAATAATCATCGAAGTAGATGGTGTAAGAGATGCTGGTACAATCAGTAACTTTGTAACCAATCGTTTATTAGCAGGTGATTCTAAAGCATTGAGGAAGTACATATCGGATATAAGTCCAGATTTGGATTTAAAATTTGATTATACATCCCCTGTAACTGGTGAGACGGAGGCACTTCGTATTCCTTTTGGGATTGGGTTTTTTTACCCTGCCGACTGATTATAGTTCCTATCTTCATAAAAAGATTTTTCAAATGGCTTACTATGCAAATGGTGGGTTCAATTGGAATGATTTATACTACATGCCGATTAAACTTAGAGAATTCTATTATAGAGAACTTCTTAAAGCTAAAGAAACGGAAAGAGAAGATATGGAGAGAGCAAACAGCAAAGCAAAAACAAATTCTTCTAAAGTAAGAAGAAGGTAATTAATTATTTGTTTATATTTATACATAAACATAAAGAATAGAATATGTCTAAGAAAACATTAATAGAAGTTCAATTACTTGATAAGATATTCAGCTTTTTTGCAGGTGGAAGTAGTACTTCTACAAAAAATAAGTTTTTGAATACTATCAAAGATAAAGAACCACAATTAGGTAGAGCATTTGATAATTGGGAAAATGATTTCCAAAAACTAATGGCTAATACTCGGAAGATATATGTTAAACATGGCATGGATACTACCGAATTGGATAAGTTGGTTAAATCATATAAGTGATAATATAACATCCATATAGATAATGCCTAATAATAATCCCAAATCAGATTTACAAGAATATAAAAGAGTCAAAAAAGAGCTCATTGAATTACGTGCTCTAGGAAGTGCTATAACTGAGGAGCAACGAAAACAATTAGAAATAAATGAAAAGCTAGCTAGAGTACTTGGAAAAAAAGTAAAAGCTCAAGAACAATTTGCTAAAACATTAAAGGGCAATTTATCCGATTTTGAGGAAATGGATGATACTATGGTTAGTATCGGAAATCAGATTGGTAAAAATACTAAATTAGCAGAACAAACTTCTAAAAGTTTTACAAAAGTCAAATTAGTTGCAGCTAGTATTGTAGCTGAATTAGCAAATGGGGGTGCTACAAATGAAAAAACTGAAAAACAAGTTGAAGCAGCAGTGGGTGCATATAAAAATATGCATACTTCTATTGCACAAGCTAACAAACAGTATGCATTAGGTAACATAACAGCTGAAGAACGTAATAAATTAATTGAAGATGAAGCTGAAAAATATAAAGATATTGCCGGAGGTATTGATATGGCTAACATTTCTTCTGAGGACTTAAGAAAGCAATTGGAATTAATGAACAAGGAAAGTGAATCCTTTGCAGAGTCAATGAAACAATCTAAAATACGTGCTGAACAATTAGATAGCGCATTTGAATCATTTGCAGGAATACCAGCATTAGGTGAAGTAAATAAATTAATTAAAACAAATATAAGAGATACAGTGGCATTTAAAGCAGCTGTATTTGCATTAGGAGCAGCATTAGGAGTAGCAGCAATGGAATATTTTGGAGCTCCAATGAAAGCAGCACTACAAGCTGATAAAGAAAGACGTCAAAACGAAATCGATACGATAGGGGATGTTGCTAAATTAAGAAAAGATGCAGAATTTATACCTGCGCAAATAGGACAAGAAAGATTAGAAGCTGAAATTGAATCAACTAATCAAATAAATAATTTAATGCACGAAGCGGCATATGCTGGACAAAAGGCAGCAATTCAATTCAGTGCATCTATGCAAAGTGGAGCTGCACAATTTGAAAGAGCAGCAAAAACGGCATTGTTTGGTAATAAATTAGGTTCAGTTGGATATGGTGCAGCTCAATTACAATTAGCAGGAATTGGTGCAGATAAAATAGCATCAGCAATGGAAGCTGCAAGTGCAGCAACCGGTAAAATGCCAACCGCAAAAGCAGCTGCTGATATGGCAGTTATGGCTGAAAGAACCGGACAATCGGTAGATGATATATCAACCATCAACGAAGCATTTATGCGTATGGATGGTATGAGTGCAAATGTTGCTATGAATATGCAAGAGGGAATGCGTAATATGGCAGACCAGGCTGGCATTGGATTAGGGAACTTAATGAAGGAGGTTGCAGAATCTTCTAAGGAAGCATTAGGATATCAAATTAAGAGCGGACCTGCACTAGCTAAAGCAGTTGCATACACACAATCGATGGGATTGAACTTCGGTGATGTAGCTAAAGCAGGTAAAAATATGGTAATGAACTATAAAGATAGTATCAAAGCCGAAATGCAATTAAGTTCATTATTAGGTGAGCAAGTAGATTTATCAGAAGTAAGAGCTAAGTTTGCAGCAGGTGATACATCCGGTGCATTGGAATCATTAAAAGCACAAGGATTAGACCCTGCTGAAATGGATATGTTCCAACAACAGGCATTACAAGATTCGTTGGGTGGTATGGATTTAAGTTCATTATCCAAAGCAGCAAATAATACTGGTAAAGATGTATCATTATCAGGAGGAGATGCAAAAGCTGGTAATAAAGATTTCTTATCAAGAACCCAACAAGCGGAAGCTAGTTTAAATGCAAAAGAAGCATCGATATCAGCAAATAGTGCAGTATTAGATGCAAAGTTATCTCAAGCAATAGCTGATGAATATTTAGCATCGCCTGAATACGAAAACTATAAAAAACAACAAGCTGAAGCAGCAGTTGCGGCTCGTGAATTAGAAGGTTCGATGACAGATGCATGGAAAGCAACTGATGAATATAAAAAATCACTTTCTGATAGTATGAAATTAAATTTCGTAGATGGTATCAAAGAGAAATTACTTGACGGGGCAGCTGCAATAGGTGGTGGTTTATTAACAACCGGAATTAGTAAGATGTTCGGAAAAAAAGGTGGTGATGTTGCATCGATGGTAACTGGTGGTGGAGGCGGTGAAGAAGGTGGAGGTGGAGGTGCTGGTGGATTTGTGACTGGATCAGCCACAATCACTGATGCTGATGTGTCTATAACTGTTGGAGGGTGGAGGCGGTGGAGCTGCAGAAGGGCCTATTGCAAGTGTAGCTGCACAAATTGAAGCAGCAGCTCCGGTATTAGAAAAAGCAAAACCATTAGGTAAATCGATAGCAGAGTTTGGTAAGGGAATAGGTAATTTCTTAAAAAGTGTTGGCGCGGGATTAGGAAAAGTAATACAATCTTTATTTCAAGGAATTGCAATGGGATTAATGTTCTTTGCAAATCCAATGGTTGTAGCAGGAGCAGCAGGATTAGCGGCATCAATTGCATTGGTAGGAGCTGGTATTGCAGCCGCATCTTGGATATTGGGTAAAGCATTACCTACTTTAGCTGAAGGATTTGTAGCATTTAATGATATAGATGGTGCTAATTTAGCTAGAGTTGGATTAGGTATTGGTGCATTGGGAGTTGGTATGGCAGCAATGGGGGTAGGTGCAGTAATCGGTGGTATAGGTAATTTAGTTGGTAGTTTATTTGGAGGTGGTATAGAAGATACGATTAAAAAAGTAGAAAAATTTGCAGATGCAAATATAGATGCGGCCAAAGTAAAAAATAATGCAGATGCAATCGTAGCATATTCAAAAGCAATGGCAGCATCTGGATTAGGAAATGCCGCAAGTGGACTTGGTAATATGGTTGGTGGTATTGCAAATGGTATTACAAAATTCTTTGGTGGTGATACTGAATTACCATTAGATAAGATGGCAAAATTTGGAGCAACACCTATTGCAAATGCAGATGTAATAAAACAAAATGCAGAAACATTTACAGCATTTGCTACCGCAATGGATTCATATAAAGGTAGTGGTGGTTCAATAGGTGGTGTATTAGCAGAAGGATTGGGCAAATTCTTTGGAGTAAAACCACCAATAGAACAAATGAAGGAATTTGGTAAAGAATTACTTGTTCCTGATACAGCAATATTAAAAGCAAACGCAGAAGCATTTACCGTATTTGGTAATGCAATGGCAACATATAAAGGTAGTGGAGCTTCAACGGGTGATGCATTGGCACAGGGAGTAGCATCATTCTTAAATGTACCAAGTCCATTAGATAAATTTAAAGAATTTGCAGCAATACCCGGTATTGATGTACAAAAAACAAAAAATAACGCAGAAGCATTTACCGCATTTGGTAATGCAATGGCATCATATAAAGGAGAAGGAGGGACAGGATTTTGGTCTAGTTTAGGAGAAGGAATATCATCTTTCTTTGGTGGTGGTAAAGAAGATTTAATTACTAAATTCCAAAGATTTGCCGCATTAGATGCAGGCGGAGTAACTGCTATATCAACGGCAATTGGAAGTTTTAATGCAAATTTATCTGGATTTAGTTCGGAAAGTGCAGAAGCAGTTGGTACAGGTATGGCAAGTGTTGCAACAGCTACAACTGATTATTTAACAGCAGATAGAACGGCAGCAGTTAATGCATTTGCAAGTTCTATTGGATATTTAAATTCTCAATTAATGGGATTAGCTGGTGTCGGACCTTTAATGGAAACAACAACATTAGCATTTATAAATTTAGCATCTGCATTGGATAGATTGGCAGAAGTTAATGTAAAAGCAGTTAATGATTTACCTTGGATTAGAATGACAGCATTTGCATCAGCGGGTGGTAAAATTGTATTAGCACAATCAGCAAATAATTCATTTAATATAGCACAAGATACGGCTAAAAATATCGATAAATTAGCAACCGATTCAAAAGCAAATATTCAAATATCTAAAAACTTACAAGCTCTATTAGGAGTATTAGCAGATAGTAAGGATGCATCATTCTCACTTAATATAGATGGTAGTGCAGTTACTAGAATGATTACAAAGAGAGAGGCAGATAGAAAAGCCATGCTACCTCCAGGTAATTAATACTTTCACATTTTTATTTAATGGATATTTATAGTAAATATAAAACTATAAATGGCGACAATCAAAGACCTATTTAAACAGCAAAATAAAGACCTATACGGGCTGAAAGGTAAACTTTTTATAGAAAGTAGAGGATTGATTAATGCTCCAAGAGCAGCAGCTTTGCTTACATCATCACCAGATGCATTAGGAGATTTAATTGGTAATCAAATAGGCGGCGCATTAGGTGGTAGTGCAAACAGACCATCTGATACTATATTTAAAAATAATACATTTTTTTCAAAACCAATTTCATTAGGTAAAACTAGAAGAGGTTTACAAGATGCAATTGAAAAAGAAACAAATTATTTTGTAAAAAAATCACCAGCACCGGCATCTATATTTGCACAAATAAAACAAGGTGGTTCATCAGTAGCTGGAACAGCTGCTAATTTAGCAATCGGTGCTTTAAATAAATTTGGTAGCAAGCAGGGATTAAAGGATTTAAAAAAATTAGCAGATTCTTTAAAAAAGCCAGAAACCGATGAACAATTTGGACCTAAGTTTGGGGCAAAAGATGCAACCGGTAAACCAAGTGTTTTAATTGAAGATAAAAAGTTTTCTAAATATTATAAGGGTAAAGAAGGTAAGTTAGAAAAAAGAAAAAATTCAGCAATATTAGATGGAAAATCTCAATTAGATTTAATTAATTATAATATACTAACTGTATTAAAATCAGATAAAGAATTATCAAAAGGCACACTTGATGCTTTGATAAAATCGAATGAACAAATACAAACCCCATATGTTTTAATTAAAAGATATAATAAACCAAATGATAATATATTATTGACTGGAACAATTAGTGGTATTACCGATGAATCTACACCTGAATGGAATAATTTTAAATTTATAGGTTCGCCATTTCAACAATATCGTTATATGGGAGTTGAAAGAAGTATATCATTTAGTTTAAAAATGTATTATACGGATAATGATACTAAATTATCAATGCAAAAAAGTTTAGATAAATTAAGAACATTAGTTTATCCAGAAGAAGATATTAGTGTAATTACTTACCCAACAAATAGTGATGGTACTCTATCATATAGTCCACTTGGATTTAATGGTAATTTTATATATTTAACTGTAAATGGATTGTATGATGATTTATTTGGATTGGTAGAATCTTTATCAATTGAAATAGATGATGCAGGTGTATGGGCAACTACTTCTGATAATTTTATGGATGGTAGTGATGTTAAACCATATCCAACTGTAATAAATGTTTCTTTGGGATTCAAAATTATAAATAATCCGAAAATAGTAGAAAATAAATACGAGTATCAATTTACATCAGGTTCAGTTGTATAAAAGTTAAATAAATAAATTATGGCAAATAGATACACATATACAAATCCAAAAAAAGATTCTGATACAAATGTTATATATATGGAATCTACTATATATCCAAAAATAGAACCAAAAGATAGTGATTTTTATATCATATCTTCGGCCGGTGATAGATTGGATTTATTAGCAAATACATACTATAAAGACCCTTCTATGTGGTG